TCCTTGATCCCAGCAACTTTAAGGATTATGACGAGCTTCAGAAGAAGCTGATGAAGGTTCTTGCTGAGGATATGACTAGCATTCGCGCGAGCGCATCCAAGAAGGCTGAGGACGAGGATCTTCCTTGGGATGAGGAAGCTGCTCCCAAGCAGAAGGCTGCTTCAGCACCAAAGGTGCCAGAGGTAAACATTGAAGAAGATGACGATGAGTCATTAGAGTTCTTCAAGAACTTGGCTAACAGATAATACTAATAGCAGGCGAGCGCAGAGGGGAGACTTCGGTCTCCCTTTTTTACGTTATAACACCACCCTTAAACATTTTCATAGATTCAGAGTAGTCAAGTCGACCAGCCAACTGCATGTACCATGGAGTTGTTGAAGAAGCTGGACCAGTTGTTGGATATCCGCTTCTTGTGTCGCCAACGTGTTTAGGCGATCCACCACTATAATTTTGTTGTTGACTTGATGATTGTTGTTGCGCTTGCATCGTCTGCGATAAATTAGTCATAGACAAATCATTAGAAATAGCTGCTGAACGAATTGATTTTATTGCTGGTGGTTCTCTTGGTGGAGCCAAAGCAGCGATAGCATCATCACCTTCGACATTTTTTTCTTGAGCGTTATCTCTTTTTGTTTCTGGACGGTTGTTTGAAGAACCAATTGCTGCTCCGATACCGCTTAAAGCTGACATTGCCATTCCAAACAATCCACCGCCAATCATTGCAGCAGCAGGAAGTCCACCACCCATTCCTGGAATCATTCCCATCAAACCCATACCTGGCATACCCATTCCTGGCATTCCTCCGCCGCCCATCATATTTCCACCACCTACCATTTGAGCGCCAGAACGATCCCCTGGATCATAATTTTCACCGCTACCGCTTTCTCCGCTTCCAGTCATATCTTTGTTGTTAAATATTCCAGAAGCAGCTTGTTTAATCCAGTCAGCGCCACCCCATGTAGCTTGTTTACCAAAACCAACGTGAATGTTTGATGGTCCCATGTATCCATGGCCAGCACCTACGCCCGTTGCACCAGCCTGTACAGATGCTGACACGAATTTAGCCATGATAGCTTTATCTTGTGGATTTGTGTCTGAAAGTTTTCTTCCGTCCTTTTCAAGCCAAAGATCAGCAGCGTTACCATTGTCGTGACGAGTTGATCCTGTTCTTGCTCCACCAGAACCTTTTGGAGGCTGACCACCAGAATATACAACAGCTTGTACACCAGTCGCTGCTGCAGCTCTTTCTAGAACTGATCTCATTTGCGAGCTAAGTGGAAGTTTTCTTACGCCAGCTAATTGCGCTTGTCTTTCTTGAACTGAACCACCACCGCCACCGCCTGTCATGTTGTTACCGATCGGAGGGCTGTCTTTTTCAACCAATGTTCCATGCGGAGCCATTGAATCATCAGCTTCTTTACCAGATATTCTTGAAAAATCACTAAGCCATTTTTGTTGATAAGCTTGTGCAGTTAGTCCATTGTTAGCTCGTATAGCCTCGCTTGACATTTGACCTTGAGCGTTGCCTGTATACCAAACAAGAGGAACCTTAGAAACATCACCACCATTTTGTGAAAGAATTTCCTCAACATATTTTGCAGCGACAGCGTCTTGTACTTGTGGCGGCGCTTCTGCAGCTCTTGCGTAATCATTACCAATACCATATTTTCTTGTTAATGAACGCCATGTTGAATCAATAAATTGATACGCGCCAGAAGCACTAGAGCTTTTACTGTTTATTGAGTAGTCACCACCAGATTCTCTTGTTCTTATAGTTTTTAATACGTCACCAACTTGACCAGTTACAGGTTGAGAAAAGTTTTGTTGATTGGTATTACCACCAGGAGTATTGGAAGCTCCTGAGGAAGTAGCAGGACCACCGTAGTTACTACCACCAGATGCTAAATTTGTAAAAGTTTGTGCGCCTTCGCTTCCAAGAGCATCTAGCCCAACAGCAGCGGCTGCGCCACCAGCTGCAGCTGCAGCACCAATACCCAAAAAGCTCATAATCCTAGAAAGCATACTGTTAGTAGTATTGTTTTGGTTATTTTGTTGTCCGAATGCCTGACCGCTCTCTGATAGATTAACAAGCTTAAACATACCTTCAGCCATTTGCTTCGTTTCGTTGAGCAGCTGGCTTAAGATATTTACAGAGTCTTTTAACAGAACATTAGATTGTTCAATTTTCTGTGAATTCAAATTTGTATTTTGATTGATCTCATTTAGCGAATTGTTAAGAGAACTTTGTTGTTGAGACTGTCTACTAAAATATCTTCCGATATCTTTCATAAATCCCATAATAGAACCGTTTTGCTGTTGAGCAACCTGTCTGAATTGGTTGTTTTGACGACCAATATTTCCCAATCCAGAATTAAGAGTAGTTGTTAGTCTTTGTAGGATATCTGCCATTTTACAGCTCTGCGTTCTTCTTTTGTTTTTCTAATTCATCGAGATATTGTAATAGCAAATTGACATAAATGTCTCTTTCAAACGGTATAAGGCTTTCAATTTCGCTTATTGAATATTTATGGTGCTGAGCTAACGAAAACGTCACTTTGTAGTAAGATTTCAGATCGTTATGACTCAGCGCCAAGTAAAAAAATCGTTTAACGAATTCAACTCAATTTTTCTATCATTACCAAGACTGTTTTTGTAATTGATTTCATACTTTACTTTTGGCATATTCAACAAAAAGCTTTGAACTTTCTCAAAAACCTTGATGTTAAGACCTTCCATAAACTCAGAAAGCTCTTTTAACGTAAATTCTTTCGAGTCGTGGACCTCATCGCCATCGTATACCTTATCAACGCATCTCAAGATCAACTCAAACAGCTGATCTTCCTCTAATTTCAAAAATTCTTCGTCTGAATACAGTGATGCAGGAGGATATCTCATTATCAAGCCGATATTTTCGTTGATTTTAATAGTGTTTTCAACTTTTTTAGGAAATTCTACCTTGATTTCTTCAAGATTTATCTCAAAATCGTAAACTTTTGAGTCTTCATTGTCCCTGTAAGACACTTTTACAGTGCTGTCGATAGAAAATGACCTTAACTTAAGAAAAATGTACTCCAAATCAAAAATAGCGATCCTGTCAATGTCAAACGTTTTATCCAAACAGCAATTTTGTATGATTTGCTTCACAGCGGTGAAAATGTCTATATCGTTTTTGCTTTCTTTCGCCATAAAGAGCAGTTTTTCTTCTTTCACAAGAAATGGTCTAAACATAAAGTCTTTTTTCAATGAAGGCACATTGATGTTTAGGATAGGATAGTCTATTTTTGGTAGAACTGACATAATTTACTCCACAATTAGATTAATGTTCGAAATCAAAGTTGTTCCAAGTTTGAATTGAGGCTAGAGCCAACTATTGAATAGCTTGAGAATGTGATTGATACAGATAGAGCTATTAGGTTATTGTTTGTATCTGCCCAGCTCAACGGAATGTCTCTGATCGAAGATGGGAAGGCTTCATACAAATTAATCTTTTTGATTACCCTTTTTAGATCATCATACAAAACAATCATCATATTCGAAGCGTAATTGTCTTTGTATTCTGTTACGTAGTTTGGTATTCTTCCACCAGTGAATATGTTGTTACCATCTGGTTCTTGACCGTTGAAATTAAAAATACCATTTACCCAGTTATACCAAAAATCCCAAAGATCTGTGTTTCTGTCTAACAAGATACTAAAACCAGTGTCGACAAACTGAGCATTGTATGGCATTTTTTGAGTTGGACCTATACCATATCTGTTTGTGTCAATAGAGTTGAGCGATATTCCGGGCATTTTGACTTGTTCGATTCTAAATCTCAAGAGGTTGTTCATATCGCTTATGTTGGTGTACTTACCATTAACAACCAGATATCGGTTTTGTAGAAAAGCTGGTGATTGTACGAATACTTCAAACTTATTGTTTTTGATGTATCCATAATCTTCTATGTTGGTTTTAAATTCGCTTATGTTAAAAGCCATTTTATTCCTTAGTACGGTGGTTTGCTTGCGTATTTTCTGTTGGGGTTAACTTGCCATCTCTGTAACGGTAATAACACAGCTTTATCCCAGTCGGAAGAAGAAACTTGGTGGAAACTGCTTCGAACATGGGAAAACAAATATCTCTTAATACAATTCTCAAAGCCTTTAAATTTTACAGCATGAGCTCTCAACAACTCATAAGAAATACTCAGTTTTGTTGAGTCATCATATTTATTGTTATTTGATAAACTTTTTAAGCTAGACAAAAGATTAGCTCTGGCTAATGGAGGAAGATAATGCAAGTTTATACCAAGAAACCCATTTGAATGAAACTCTATCGGAAATACTAAAGGGTACATGTCGTAAAAAGGTAAAACGTCTTTGTATTTTGGATCATAGACAAACATGTACATGTTGCCTATTTCAGGGAAAGCGTCTTTTGTGAAAACTTGATTCGGATTTTTTTGCTTCTTACCTAACCCAGAAACTTTGTCTTTAAACCAATCAATAGCGTTTTTTGCGCCTTCTGATATGTTCTTAGAAGAATCTTTGAGGACTTGGATAAATTCGTCATTTTGAGCAGCCATTATTTAATTCCTAGTTCTTTCTCTGTGAAAATGTGAAAAGACCAATTTCTGTCCTTACAATATTCTTGTGCAGCTTTCCATTTAGCATCGTTTTTTCCCCATTCCATAACCTCTGCCAAAAACCTTTTTTGTGTTTTGTTGCCTTTTTTGGGCGGCTCGGTTTGGCTGGATGGTTTTACCTCGATCAAAGCTGTTTCTTTCTTACCTTCTCTATTTATTTTGGTAACTATGAAATCTGGGAAGTATCGGTGTATTTTACCGTCTATAGGGGATCTGTATGGTATGACAACTTCTTCAGATCCCCAGCTCACAACATCTTTTCTAGAGTCTAAATAAAGCATGAGTTTGAGCTCCCAACCAGAACGATAAACGATATTGGTCGGGTCTCCTCTGTATTTTTGCGGGTTTTTAGGTTTAAAAAATCCTTTGGTCGCCATCGTATGTTTGTAATAAATAATAACAATCACTGTTATTTATGAGACAAAGAAAGAATGCCGTTTCCAGCAACAAACAGACAAAATTTCAATTTTCCGCCTCCGCTCGATAGATATCGTTCGGACAATGGGTTCAGTTACACTTTTCCTCAAGATCTAGTAAACAACGATAAAAGAAAGTTTTACACTCAAATCGAATTTGCTGTGTATAGTCCCTCTTTTCAATTCAATTCTTGGGGATCTTATGCCAGCCCATCTGGTGGTATCAGATTACCAATTCCATTGAAGGTAAATGAAACTTTTGTATTGAATTGGTCTGAAACTCCTTATCTAGAGGCAGCAAAAGGAGCAGTCACCAGTTTGGCAGGTTTATTCGGGCAGACTTTTGGCGGTATTGTCGGAGGAGCTTTAAACCTCGGTCAAGCTCTTGTAGCAAACCCTTTTACGGGAGTTGCAGTTAATCCTCTCTTGTTCTTACAGTTTCAAAGACCCGAGTTCAAAGAATATTCGTTAAGTTGGGTTATGACTCCAAGAAACGAACAAGAATCTAGAATAATCAGAGACATTGTGTTGGAGTGCAAGAGAGCAGCAGCCCCAACGAATCTTGGTTTGTTCATGGGTTATCCCAAAATAGCTTTGATTAAGATGTGGCCAGACAATTTGTTTGACAGCATCAAATTTAAACCTTGTGTAATCACATCAGTTCAAGCAAACTATACTGCAGCGCCAACTCCTTCGTTTCATAAAAATGGTGCTCCAACAGTAGTTACCTTGGTTCTCAATCTAAAAGAAATGCAGTTCTGGTTCAGAGACGAGATTTAATTACATGAGCGATAGATATTTCGACAAGTTTCCACAAATAACATACAGCAATAACAAGATAGTTGATATTACCAGAAGAGTTGCTCTACTTGATAGAGTTTCAAGAAACCCATATGTTTTCTACAACTACGAAATTGAATCTCATGAAAGACCAGATCAACTTAGCGATAGATACTACAAAGATTCATACAAGTCTTGGTTGATATACCTAGCAAACAAAATAACCGATCCATACTACGAATGGTATTTGTCAGACGATGAGCTTGTTGAACTTGTCAAGATGAAGTATGGCACGCTGTATAAGTCCCAAAACAAAATTAAATACTACAGAAACGACTGGGAAAACAAAGAGCCAATATCTTTAAGCGAGTATAACGCTCTGCCGTATTCTATGAAAAAATACTGGCAGCCAAACTACGGACTTGGTTCTTCGATTTTGAATTATACCAGAAGAGAAGTTGATTGGTCGACAAACACAAACAAGGTAATATCTTATACTGTTAGCAACACAAGTTTTACAAAAGACGAAATATGTAACATACGATTGTCTGGTGAATATCTTGGTAAAGGACAAGTTGTACAATCATCAAACAATGTTGTTTATCTACAACACGTTTATGGTACTTTCTTTACTAGCGACGAAGTTGTTTTAACTGGAGGTAGTTATATCTACGGAACGGAAAGTAACTGTAATGCTGTTGTTACTGCAGTTTCGGCAATATCAAACAACATCTCAGAGGAAGAGTTAATTTACTGGAAACCTATAACATATTATGACTATGAGGCGGAAATTAACAATTACAACAAAACAGTAAGATTAATTGACAGCAAACAGTCAAGTAAGGCTGTAAGTAACTTGAGAACATTATTGGAGACATAATCTATGGCGATTGGAGATTTAACCAATTTTCAAATAAAAATTGGTGGCGTTGAAATTGACTATCCTTATGAGGTAGATATTTTTGAAGATATGACCAACTCTATGGGTCCAGCTTTTCAGTGTAGAATAGTTGACGAAAAAGATAATGCGAAAAATTTCAACGGTTCTTTTGATCAAGACATCGAAGTGAATTTTAGTGACGAGTCTGGTGGTAATGTTGGGTTCAAATTCAAGCAACTTGAAAGTTCGGATTTAACAGACGGATCAAAAGAAAAGCAAGGTTCGTTAAATTCTAAAAGCTACACTATAAAAGGTGTTTGTCAAGAATTTTTCAACGCTCAAGGCAACTATGTACAAAACAGTTTCAGCACAAAAACCACTTCAATGGTTGAAAGCGTACTAAAAAATAACTACAAAACTGATAAACCGATAACTATTGAAGACGAATCTTCAGAAACAAGAAATATCATAGCGTCAAACAAACACCCAACTGAATTCCTTCAAGGTTTGAACGAACAGCATGTTTCGCAGAAAAATCCATCTTCATTGTATGCTGTATTTCAAGAACAAGAAAACAACCAACAAAAATATGTGGTGACTACTTTTGAGGAAAGATTTAAGCGCGGTCCAGTAGCAACAATAAAACAATCAACAACCTTAGATTCTTCTGAAGGAACTGAAGAAGATAAGAGAAATTCTATCATGTGGATGAATGTTGGTCAAAATTTCTTTTCAGGAACACAGCATTACAAAACTGCTAAACCACAGTATGTTAATTTGACTACGCACAAGGTAACTGTTGAAGAAAACAACCAAGAACAACAGTTTGCGACTGGCGGTCAACCTGTTATTCGAGGCAAACCTACAAACGCCAAAGAAGTTCCTGTAGACAGCGTTTATAGTAAAGTAAACGAACCCAATCAAAGAGTAACACATGCTACTGCAAAAGCAAATAGAGCAAAGTATACTGCTGATTTAGCGCAAAACAGTGCTGAGGTAGAAATTCCTGGTAATCCAAAAATAAAAATTGGTTCTACAATTAATATGGAAGTACCGAACAGAACAGGCGAAGGCGGTTCGTCAACGCCAGAAAGTCAGTTCGGCGATAAAGTTTTGGTAACTAAAATTAGACACAAAATTAAGCCCGCTGGTCAAACGCCTAGATATACAATGGTATTAACAGTCGTCAAGGCTGGTTTTGCGCAAGGAGGAACTGCTTAATGAGAGTACACATTGGTGAAGTTAGAAAAGCGCCGCACGATGATCCTACCAATTCTGGTATGTGTCAGGTTAGATTGTTTAATAAACAAAACGACGAGCAAAATGTTAAGGATGAAAACTTGAAATGGTGTCCTGCTCTACAATCCACAACTTCAGCCGCTACTTCAGGAATTGGTGATATTCCTGCAGGCATGATTCCTGGAACAAGAGTATTGGTAACTTACCTTGAAGAAGATACGCTTCAACAACATCCAATCATTATTGGTACTCTACAAAGAGGCGAATTACCTTACGCTAAAGGTCTTGGTAAACAACAAGACCCGCAATCTGGTGGTAAAATTGATGATAGTAAAAAGGGTCCAGATAATGGTGCTCCAAGCGAGAGCGCAACTGGAATATATGAGGTTTAAATATGGCAGATAAAAAAGTAAAGGTTGGCACGGTTGCTTACAAACTAGATGATAAGCTTCCCGTCGATTACAAAAATACAAAATATCTTGAAACGCCTGGAAGAAAAAAAGAACCGCAAGACAACTTCAAATTAGCTGAAAAGTTTGCTCCAAATAAAGACAAACCAACAACAGCTGATGCGCAAAAAGGATTGTTAGATTTACCAGCTGCAATGGCTGCAGTTGACCCTCAAGGGTTGTCTTCAATTGCTCCAATGATGTATTCGATGCTTGGACAGATTTCTGCCATGTCATCTGGTTCATCGCAATCAAGTCGTAAAACAACAATGGAAGATTCCTTAACAGGAGCTCTTGCTATTCTTGCGAACAAATATAGCTTTGATCAATTGACTCTTGCGTTTGATAACGCATTGAAGGAAGATAAGTTGTATTTGATTGATGTTGAGTATCAAGATATCGTAAAAAATGCTGTCGCTAATATGTACATTTACTATGTTGACTATCCTACTGGGCAATTTCCTACAACAACATACACTTACGTCACAACAAAGGTTTCGCCGCCCCCAAGTCCTGTTGTAACTATTGTTCCAGATCTTTATGTAAGACAGTATTATACTGTAGAAACTGATCCTTACATGGGTTATATTCAGTGGAAATCGCCAGACAATAAATCTTATGTTTACACTGAGATGGAAATCGGCGACCCATATTATTCTTCAGCGACAGAAGAAGTTTATACAACATCTGAAAAAGAATTGGCTGCTGCTCTTGATCCTTATGTTGCGGCTAATACATTAACAGCTTTGATTCTTAACGATTTGTTGGCGCAACAGGAATCAAGTATTGAGCAAAACACTCAAGAATCAACAGGCGGCGAAAATTCTTCTTCGCAAGCTATGAGTATGTTGATACAGTTGGCTGGTTATTTGGGTACTATTTCTCAATTACAACAATCAATACAGTTACCTCTATCGGTTTTAAATAAAGGATCAATATTAGCATCACAAACAAACTATTTGAAAAATATGGCACAAATACAGAAAGAAAAAGCGTTAGCCCAAATAGCAGCACAACCAGCTTCTGCTTTATCTTCTTTGGGTTCAATTTCTGGATTAACCAGTTCTGCAACAAGTTTATACAATACAATTAAGAGTTAAAACATTATGGCAAGCACAAGAAATAAGTTAAACAAGTCTGCTATTGATGCTGGCGAAATCGAACCAACCCAAGGTAATGTTCATGGTAAAATAACACATTTGGGTGGTTGTGAATTGTGCTACGAAGATATCAATAATCCAGACAAATATTCAAAACTTACTAACTTACCTACGGGGTCTTTTGAAACTGTTGACATGAGCGGTGATAAGAAAGAAATAAGAAATTGTTTGTTTGTTGGAGAAACTCGTAATTATACTGGTGGCGGTCAATCTTGTCAAGTTGATGGCCATCAAGACAATAATACAGAGTCAACCCACAGAATTAACGTAGCTGGAGATTTTGGAACATCAAACAAAACTCTTTACCATACTTCTACAGAAGGATCAGTTATTGCGCACAACCGTTACAAAAAGGAATTTGTTGTAGCAGCTTCTGATTCTAAGTCTTTCATGGGGTCTTTTGGTGATCAAGTAAACGAACACTCTGGAAACTGGCATGAAGGGTTTAAAAAAGACCATGTTCAAGCTGTATCTGGAAATAAAATTACCATGGTTGATGGCGATTATGCGATTCACGCTCAAAAGGGTAATTACGATGTGCACATAGCCCAAAGAGGTAGAATGTTCTCAACTGGGCCAATGCTAATCGAGAGTACAACTTTGATTACCTTAAAGGTCGGAGCTTCTACGATTGTTATTGGACCTGCAAGCATCAAGTTAACTTCGCCACGTATCGATCTAAACTGAGGTTACTATGAAACACGAATTTGTTATTCTTAGAAATGGTGTTTTGGAAACTTACGATAAATATGAGGACATACCTGAATCTTTTGATAATTTGATTAAGTTTTTACCTTATGTACCAGAAGAGGAACACGGTCATGAAACTGAACACGAACATGAATTGATTGCAGAATGGAACGAAAAACTTAAAGAATTGCTTAAAAGAGAAACTAAATGACCATCTCAATATCTCCTAGTACATTACCAACTGTTAAGAGATATGAAACGTTTAGTTCTACAATTACTGCCTCTGCTAATGCAAGTGAAGTAATAACCAGTGTAACATGTGTTAAAAACTTTACTGATTCCAATGTTGTTATCGCTAATGGAACTACCTCAGTGACAATAAGTGGAAAGCATACTACAGCTTTTCAAAATGATGAGGCGAAATACGTAGAAAAAGGAAGCAGTGATCTGTTACAAACGCCAACCGTTGTTTACAGTTTTTCTGATGTTCCACCGAATAAAGATTTGTATGAGGCGAACCAAGACCCAGGTCCTGCTGTCACAAGAACATATGATGTGACAGTTAATTATTTTATAGGTTCAGAAACTTTTGTTGTGAGTCAAGTCGTTGAAAATGATGAAACTGTAGCGTATAACTTTTTAAGGAATTATTTCTAAAATGCCCGCAGCAACAAGAATAGCAGACGCTGATGTTCCACACTGTTCTGGAATGGTCAGAGCACAGGGTTCTCCTAACGTGTTTGTCAACGGAAGAGCTTGGTCTAGACAAGGCGATTTAAATACTCCACACAAATTACCACCAATTCCTTGTGAAATTCATGCTGCGCCCATTGCTGTTGGTTCTACCACAGTAAAAGTTAATGGAAAAGGCGCTGGAAGAATAGGCGACGCAATTACTGGCTGTACATCGGTTGCAGCTGGATCACCAAACGTATTTGCAGGTGGCTAATGGCTAGAGCGACAAGAGCAGAAAGTTTAACAGGTGCAATAAGAAAAGTTGAGATTTACTCAGATTTCTCAACAAGCTTTGCAAAAACGCCAGTCGGCAACCAACTTTCTAAAGTCATAAACGAAAAGTCTATCAATCAAGCATTAAAGAACCTAATTTTTACCAATTTAGGAGAAAGACCATTTCAGCCGTATATCGGCTCTAATGTTTACAAGATGTTGTTTGAGAACAATGTTGCAGAAGAGTTGGATAAGCTTGAGTATTACATAGAAAACTGTATCAACAACAACGAAAAAAGAGTTAACATATTAGACGTTGACGTTTCCACTACTGAATCTGATTATGAAATAAAAATAACTATCGTCTATAACACAATAAATAACTCAGAACCAATAACATTCGAATACATCTTCAAAAGAGTCCGATAAATGACTGCAAACAGTTCACTAACCCTAAGTTCAATTGATTTTGATACACTAAAGCTAAACTTCAAAGAGTTTTTGAAGACGCAGTCTGTATTCAAGGATTATGATTTCGACGGCTCCAATATGAGCGTTTTGCTCGACATTATGTCTTACAACTCATATTTGAATGCGTTCTATTTGAACATGGTAGCGTCAGAAATGTTTCTGGACTCAGCCCAAAAATACGATTCTATCGTTTCTCATGCCAAGGAATTAAACTACGTTCCAAGAAGCAGCAGATCAAGCGTAGCCGAAATATCTGCCACATTTTCTACAATCGGAATCGAAGGAAAGCTGACTATCCCAAAGGGAACTAGGTTTTCGGGGTACAATTCCAATAATACCTTTGTATTTACAACAGACGAAGCAACTGTTATTTCTTCTGGTAACACGCTCTTTAGTATTGCCAATCTTCAGATCTACGAAG